ACTGCTGTGATATTAGAATTGTTACCTGCTACTGCTGTAATGTTAGAAGCATTACCTGCAACACTAGTTACATTACTAGATATACCTGCAACTGTTGTAACATTGGCTGCAATATTTTCTACTGCTGCAACATCACTTGATATACCAGCAACAGTTGTAACGTCACTTGATATACCTGCTACTGTAGTTACATTAGCTTGAATACCAGATACTGTATTAATATGTCCTTGTTCGGTTGATGTAGGTTTAATCGCTATCCATGAAGAGCCTTCCCGAACAAACATCTGGTCAGAACTAGTATTCCAATACAATGCTCCAGCTACTAAAGCATCTCCGTCATTGTCTACAGACGGTGCAGATGACTTAGCTCCTAAATATCTATCGTCAAATGAATCATAAGATGACGCTGCATTTGTTGCACTTGTTGCAGCAGCACTAGCACTTGAAGCAGCACCAGTGGCACTACTGGCAGCAGCCGTTGCAGAAGCAGCAGCTTCACTAGCAGAAGTATCAATAGCAACTTCAGTACCTATATCACCTTCGTAAAAGGAATTTCTTGCCATATGTATCTCCTATAATAAAGGCGTACTAAATTGTGCAGAAAATGCACTGCCCTTCATGCTCGCTCTAATTTCTTTTTGATTAAGTGCATTAATCTTTCTTTGTGTTAGCTCTGTAAACTTTTGTTCCATTTCTACATCGCCTAAATATATTGATGCAACTTGACATGTTGCATATAAAATTGCTTCAAACTCAGTTCCCAATATCCATGGTATGTTTTCAACATACGCTGTTCCTGTTCCAGAGCCAGCACCTGTAGCTTTAAATATTGTTCCAACATTATTATTAGCAGCACCTATTCCAGTAAAAGAGGTATTACCTGCACTAACAATTTTATAATACTTGCCAACAACAAAAGAACCAGCAGCTGTTGTTGTGGTTGAGTACGTTCCAATAGAGTCACCAGCTTTGTAATATGTCATTACATATGTACCGCTTGCTGATTGTTCGCCCTCATTATCTGTTAACAAAAAGTTACCTGCCTGTCTTGTATAAGCATGTTTAATTTTATTGTTACTAAATGTTTTTGAATCTACTCTGCTTAGTATTACGTCATCGTCTTTATCTGCTCCGCCATCAAGTTTAAGTTCTATTATTTCAATAAATCCTGCTGGAATAATAATGCTTGAATTTGTTGCAGTAACTGTAAAAGATTGTACTACCTCTAAAGGTGGTACTCGCAATTCTTCGTAAACCCTTGCTTCGCCTATAGCAACGAAGTCGTCTATTTGAGCATCAGTTAAATCTGACCTGTTAAGCCAGTCAGCTACTCCTGTTCGTAAAGTAACTTGGTCTATAATAGTAGCCATTTGATCTCCTAATGAAAATACATCAACTGAGGATAATCTCTTTTAATGATTGATTTGACAACTTTAAAGTCATCTCTTGTACAGTTTCCACTGTGTATGTTAATATTATATTTTGTCATAATATCTAATGCAACAGAATCTGGTATGTTGCAAAAAGCTTTAAATCCTGTATCTGCTTTTGCTGTAAATCTTTTTGAGTTATGTTCTCTCATATGTTTAGCCCATTCTAAATGACTAGAAACATCCTGAGTAACTCCAATTCCACCACTTACTTTTTTTGTTCTTAGATCAAAACTATATTTATCATCCATGTTATTTCCTTTTTGCTGTCTTAGCAGATTTTTTAAAAGCTTTTGTTGTAGGCGCTCCTTTACTTCCTTTTTTTCTCATGGTCTCGCCAGAGCCAGCTTTAATTCTTTTTCTTTTTGCATGTATGTTTGCATATAATCCTTTAGCCATTTCAACTCCTATTTTTTCTTTTTGTGTGTGTTAGCAAAATTACGAGCAGCCTCTACGCTGCCAAAGCCCCACTTCTTAAGGGCTAATGCTTTTCTTGTTGGTCTGCCTTTAGAGTCTTTCATAGGTCCTTTCATTCCTGCAAATCTTGCAGCAAACGAAACACGCCTAGGATTTGTACCTTTTCCTAAAGGTGCTTTGAGGTTAGAGCCTTGGCGTTTTGCACTAGCTCTACCTTTAGCATTCAAACCACCTGAAGGACTTTGACCTTCTTTTCTTGTCCATGCTGGTGATTTCATTATTTCTTTTTCCCTTTTTTCTTTTTGGCTGGTGGTCTTCCTCGTTTGTTTCCGTATGTTCCCGGTCCGTATGGCATATTAATTTCCTTATAAAATATAACCCCCTCTATGTCAGCAGGGGGTTAAAAGTGTTACGCAGTAACGTCTAAAATGACACCATTACCTGTCGGTGCTTTCGCACAGAAGGTTACTTCTTGTACCATGAATGAACGCATTGAGTCACCATCTTCATTAATGTCACGGAAGTGCATTGGACGAAGTGTGTCTATTGACATTGTAGAAGGATCGTAAACAAATATCTCTGTATTTTGCATAAGATAGTTGTGTACAAGTTCAACGTCACCAAAGTCAGACTCATATAAGTCTACTGATTGGCGAAGCTTTCCTCTTTCATCAATGTTACGTCTTACGTTAGTACCAGTGCCAGCATTAACAACATCAGAAAATCTGACTTTGTTAGTAGTTGACATCATTAACTTGTTTGGTGCTACTGAAGTAACGCCATTAATTGCACGTAGAACTTCATTAACATCAGCTAATGTAGCATTAACATTGGTGTGTCCTGTCTGTGCAACTGCGATATTACTACCGTCTCCAAGACCTGTAGCGGAACCAGAACCAGTAGCTGCAGCTGCTGTACCAGCAACTACGTTAACAGTAGAGTAAGATTGGTATGCACCCATCTTACGAGCACCAGCTTGAATGTTACCTGTAGCAGAGCTGCCATGTACAGCAGAAAGCTGTCCAGATAGCATAACTGCTTCTAAGTCACGAGCCATTTCTTTACCACGCTTTTCAGTTTGGTATTTGAATTCTGACTTACGACCTACCTTGTCAATAGCCTCTAACGTACCAGATACTCTAATACCTTTAGTAAGGATTTGAGTTCTGTTAGTTAAACGTGCAACAACAGGTGAATCACTCTCAGCAAATGAAGCGCCCTCAGCAGCAGCTTGAACTGATGCTGCTTGAAGTGTGTCTGTTGACCACTCATGTAGAGTTGCTGTCGCTTTTCCTTTGCCAATAGATGACACGAAAGGTGTCATATCTCGAGAAATTGTAGATATCCAATTCGCTAGGTCTTCTCGTTGACCTCCTTGCGTAGTGGTTGTAAAGTTTGTAGCCATTATATTTCCTGTGTAAACAAAATATTAATCACTAAATACATCGTCAATGATATTGTCAAAGAGAGCTTTTTGGTCTTTCTCTGTACCTCTACCTTTTCTAACTCTGTTTCTAGCTTCTTCTACTTTGTTGGATTTTTTAGTTTTTGCAGCCACAGGTTTTTTAGTAGGTACTCGTTTAACTGGAGTTTGTTTCCTTTTAGCTGTTCCTTTATCAGAGTTTTCTGAAAGTCGTCTATATCCATCAATAGCTTTAATCATCATTGGGTCAACTATGCTGTCAACCATGCTTTCATCTAATCCAATGCTTAATGCAAATTTTCGATTTGACATAGCAACATCCTCCGACCAATCAGGAATTAAATCAGGAACAACTTGATTAAAGTGTTCGACTTGTTTTCCAAATTCTTCTTCGGCTTGTTGTCCTAACTGTTGTGACATGCCTTGTAATAAATTATTACGACTTTCTCTTCTAGAAGAATACTCCTCTTTAGCTTTGCCAAGCTTATTATTAAGCTTGCTAGCCTGATAGTCATCTTCTTCAAATGCTTTGTCTACTTGATCTTGAAGATGTTTTAAAACACTTAAGTCTTTTGCATCTTCTCGTTGTAGTAACTCTGCATTTACTCTTGCATAAATTTCAGCTTGTTCTCTAGTTTGTTCGAGAACCTTTGCCTGTTCTGCTAGCTCATCCCCTTTTTTTGACTGGCTCTGCTTTGTTTGATAGTTTGCAACAAGCTCTTCCATAGATACTTCAGATTCTTCTCCGTCAATTTTAACGGGAACCTTAAAATCCATATCAATCTCATCTAAGTCATCCGATTCAGATTGTTGGGTAGCGTCTTCTGTAGACTCATCCTCCTCTTCATCTTCTTCCTGTATGTTATCATCCTCTGCTTCATCAACTTCTTCAGCGTCCTCGTCCGTGTGTGGATCATCACTTTCAAGTTCTTCTGTCGCTTCGTTGCTTTCTTGGGTAGCCTCTTCAGGTTCATAACCTAAAATTTCATCCGCCATAGCATCGAAATCGAAATCAGCGCCTCCCGACTCATCCATATGGGTAGCTTCGTTTTGTGGTTCTGACATATTGTCTCCTATATAATAAGAGAGTTTATTATAACTCTCTGTCATCAATCATTCATCTAAAGGTTTATAATAAAACCTCTTACTTCTTGCTTGGTTTTGGAAGAGTTGCAAGTAAACTCTCTACGTTTTTCTTTGCTTCAATTAAATTATTTAAATCAAATGCATTGCCATTAATAGCTCTGCCTCCAGAGAGTACTGCTACAACAGCAGTAATTTGAATTGTAATTTTTTGTAAAGCGTTTTCTAGGTTTTCTCTTTCAATCATCATTCATCACCTTTGGTTTGTTCAACTTTATTATCTTTTGCCATAATTGCATTATCTATATTGCTTATTACAGCACCTTGACTAATTGCTAATTTATAAATAAACTCTCTGCGTTCTGTTTCAAAATGTTTGGTTTCTAACCACTCACGAAACAATGCATTAAGAATATCTTCAGTTACCATAGTCATAGTATCTTTAATTTCAGTACACTGGTAGCCCTTATTCAGAACTCTTTGTGCATCATCATATGGCGATACTTTTTTTGGTTTGCCATTTTCTCCAGCTTTATATGCTGGTTGTCTTTTATAATTTGCCATCATTCATCTCACATGTTTAGATATTGGTCTATAGATATACTCTTGAATCCAAGTGTCATTAATATACCTAAAGTTTTTAATGCTGCCTCAGAACTTACAAGAATTTCTAAGTCTTCGCTTTCTGAAGCAAGCTCAGTTATTCTATCAATAGCTTCAGCTATCAACATTGTTCTGTTGTCCATATTGCTGCTCCTGCATCATCTGTTGTTCTTGCATCATTTGCTGTTGCATCATTTGTTCTTGCTCAGCTTCCATTTGCTCAGTGTCTTGATACAAAGACAAGAAATCACTTGGAGGTTGTGTTGGAACTTGTGCGCCATCTTTTTGTGCCTTAACAGCGAGCTCTGCCCACTCTCTATTTGAGTCATCTGCTGCCTGCAATAATTGACGTTTATTATCAATTTTCTTATTGTCAGCTTCAGCTTTAATTAAACTTACATTAGCTTGTTTGGTTGCTAAATCAAGTTCAATAGAAGCTTGTTCTGCTTGGTCGTTTCTATCTTTCTTTTGTTTTTGCAACTGTTGAGATTCTTGTTGTGCTTGCTGAAACTCTTGAGTAGCCGGATCATTTAAAAATCTTGTAGGGTCCATACCCATGTTTTTAAGAATGTCTAGTGCAAGATTGTAAGAAGACATTGGGTTTATAAAAGCTTCTGATGTAGGGCTTTGTGCCATTTGCGGTAACAACTGTGTAAGCTGTATTAGTTTCTCAGCCAAAGAAGCGTTTGAATTTTCCCCTATGTTTGCTTGAATTTCTAAATCCATGTTGCCCGGCATCATTTGTAACTCTTGTGGAGAAAGTGATGCGTATCCTTTGTCTGTCTTATACATTGTAGGATTCTTAAGATTGCTTTTCATTTCTCTAAGCACTCCACGGCACAAGTCTTTAATACCTGTCTCTACAAATCTACGTGCAATGTGTTCTACTCTTATTTGTGCAGCGTTCTGTGCGCCTGCCATTTTTTGCTCAGAGTTACCAGATACATATAACGTATCGTTTAAACCCATAGCAGTTTTACTTAGCCCGGTAGATTGCTCTTTTTGAAGCCCTAAAAATTCTAACATGCCACTTGTACCAGCACTCATTGGTTCTGGCTGGAGCTGTTGTACTGCTGCTGCAGGGTTTCCATTTGTAGGAATAATCTGCTTTGGTACAGGATTTTGTAATGCTGAAAAGTCCACAACATTAGGATCAGCTAACGTTCTACCATAGTTGCCAAAGTACACGTTCTCTACAAATCCTCTAAGGATAGCTGTAGTTGCTTGTGTCTGTGGGCGAGCCATGTCAAGAAGTGACAATCCATAAAACTCATGTGGTATCTCAATAGGATTAAGCACTGCTACTGGAACATAAGCCACATCATCTTCTTCTAGTATTGTGTTGCCAGCTTTAATAACATGTTTAAGCTCAGCAATTCCATCACCATCTCTATCAGAGCGTATCCAACACTCTACAACAGTAATGCTTATATTTGCTTCTTCTTCATCATCATCTGAATTAGTCAGCCAGTTTTGTATACCGGCAGCATCTTTTCTTGCAAATGCTTCGTATGAAAAACTTGAGTCTCTTGTAGTTGCTTCTTCTCCAATCTCATCCAAATCAATATTTAAATCTGTCCACGTTCTTCTTATGTCTGAACGTGTCATCTCTGTAACAATACCTACAAAGGTTGCGTCTGTTACACTAGATGCTGCTCGATCAATTAAAAAAGACTCAGGTGGTATTGTGCTAAGTTTAACGCCAGACTTGTCAACCTTTCTTCTAATTCTAACATCAACATAAGCATAATAACTTGTGCCATCTTCATTTACAATTGGCTCTTCGCTTATTTGCAAATCACCAATAATCTCAACATTCGTGTCTGCTAATATTTGATCAAGAACACCTTCTTCGATTTGCTCGTACTCTTCTACAATATAATCGTAATGTTCTTCCCATCCCCATGTAAGGGCACTATTACCAAAGACAACTGCTGACTTTATCCACGTGGAAAGTTTCGACCATCCATCAGGATTTGAGTTGAATAGACAATAGTTGACAACATCGGATGCAATCTGTGACGCTTTAACAGCAGCCATCTCGTTGCTATACGGTGTGAATAAAGCCAATTTATTATTGTCTAATAATAGTTTGGTTAATAGTGCTGTATATCCCTCAGCTATCTCGGCTGAGTCTGAGGATACAATTGAACTTACGCCTTGTGGCTTTAAATCACCTTGGGCTTCTAAGCTCATTTCATATACGGCATTTTCTCTTCTCTTACTTACATCTGATGAATTAGTATTTCCACCAGTAGCATTACGCATGTGACGATCTATTGACTGAATCAACATGTCGTCATCAATCTTTTCGATTTTCTTTTTCATTCTCGCTCTCTCT